TGCAACGATATAAAAAAGAAATAAGATTAATTGATTATTACGAAAATACCTCACATGGTTTAGATCACTATGTTAATATTTTAAAAAATAAAGGCTTTGATTATAGCACCCACATATTTCCACATGATGTGAAAGTAAGGGAGCTTGGCAATTATGCTAAAACAAGATTAGAAGCTTTATTGGATCTTGGCATAGTTGGAGAAGTAGCACCTAAGCTTAGTATTGAAGATGGCATAGAAGCTGTCAGAAAAAATTTAATAAATTGCTGGTTTGACAAAGACAAGTGTGCAACTGGCATTGAGTATTTAAAAGCCTACCAAAAAAAATGGGATGACAAGGCTCAAGTTTTTAAAAGCAAACCTCAGCACTCATACGCAAGTCATTGTGCAGATGCTTTTAGAACAGGAGTAGCTGGGCAAGGAATAGAGCTTTCAAATTGGAAAAATCAAGTTCCAGTTAATACAAATTATATAGTTTAAAAAGTTATGGCAAAAAAGATTACAGATATAGAATTAAGAGGAATTATAAATTCCGAAATAACAAATGCTCTTGGATATATGGGTGGCAATTTATCAAGCCAAAGAAAAAAATCCCTTGAGTATTACATGGGTGAAAAGCTAGGCACAGAAATAGATGGTAGATCACAAGTTGTATCAACTGATGTAGCTGACACTATTGAAACCATTTTGCCAAACCTACTTAGAATTTTTACTTCAAGTGAAAAGGTTGTTAAGTGTGAGCCAGTTAAAGTTGAAGATGTTAAGTTAGCAGAGCAAGTAACTAACTACATTAACTATATCTTTAATAAAGATAACGATGGTTTTTCAATTTTATATACCTGGTTTAAAGATGCTCTTTTAGAGAAGAATGGAATTGTTAAAGTTTATTGGGATGAGTCTGAAAGTGTTGAGCAAGAAACATATCAAAATTTAAGTGATGATGAATATAGATTATTAATTGAAGATGATGATGTTGAAGTTATTGAAGAAGAAAGTTTTGAAGATGAAACTGCTAAAGCTCAATTAGAAGTAGTTAAAGCTATGGCTATTAAGACAGGCGAAATAATGCCTGAGATGCCAATACCAATGATGCACAATTGTATCATTAAAAGAACTAATGGGTCTGGCAAAGTTAAAATAGAAAACATCCCACCAGAAGAATTTTTAATTCAAAGGTCTGCAAAGACTATTGAAGAAGCAAATTTTGTAGCTCACAAAGTTAGTAAGACAAGAAGTGAATTAGTAGAGATGGGTTTTGACCAAAAAACAGTAGATGACTTACCTACATCAAATGAAATTTTATTAAACGATGAAAGGATGCAAAGGTATTCTGATATTGATGAAACACCTTTTAATGATGCTGCAGATCACTCAACAGAAGAAATAGAATTATTTGAATGTTATATTAGAGTTGATACTGATGGAGATGGTATTGCAGAGTTAAGAAAAATTACAGTAGCTGGGGCTGGTGGTTATACTATCTTAGAAAATATGGCTTGTGATAATATGCCATTTTGTTCAATCACTCCGATCCCAATGCCACACAGATTTTATGGCAGATCAATTTCAGAATTAGTAGAAGATGTTCAATTAGTTAAATCAACTGTCATGCGACAGCTATTGGATAATATGTATAATACGAATAACAATCGTACTGCAATTATGGATGGTCAAGTTAATCTTGATGATTTACTTACGAATAGACCAGGAGGAGTAGTTAGAACTAAACAACCACCTAGTCAGGTTATGATGCCAATGCAATCACAACCAATATCACAACAAGCATTTCCATTGTTAGAATATTTAGATACAGTTAGAGAATCTAGAACTGGTGTTACAAGATATAATCAAGGATTAGATGCAGACAGTTTAAACAAAACTGCAACTGGTGTTAATGCACTAATGAGCCAATCTCAAATGCGAATGGAATTAGTTGCTAGAGTGTTTGCTGAAACAGGAATTAAAGATTTATTTAAAAAAATATTTGAACTAACTTGCAAGTATCAAGATAAAGAAAGAATTGTTGAATTAAATAATGAGTTTGTACCAGTCAGACCTACTGAATGGAGAAACAGATATAATATTACTATTAGTGTTGGCTTAGGCACAGGATCTAGCGATCAACAAGTAGTTATAATGAATAGTATTTTAGAAAGACAACTTCAAGCCTTTCAATTACAGGGTGGTCAAGAATACCCAATGGTTAGCCTTAAAAATATTTACAATAGTTTGGCAAAAATTGTAGAAAATGCTGGACTTAAAAATGTTGATAATTATTTTGTTAATCCAGACATGGGTAAATCAATGGTTCAACCACCACAACAACCAGCTCCTACACCAATTGAAAAAATAGAATTTACTAGAATTGCATCAGAAGAAAAACGAAAAAATGCACAACTAGAATTAGAGCTAAAAGAATTAAAGAGTAGAAATGCTGGTATGCTTTTAGATCAAGAGATTAGAATGAAAGAACTTGAGTTAAAATACAATGCTCAAATAGATACACAGCAAATGAGAGCTGATGCAGATTTAAATAAAATTTTAGTATCAGAATCTATTAAAGATTTTAGAAATTCTAACGACAAATCACAAATGTTACAAAATCAAATTGAAAGTTTAAATGAACAACCAGGAACAAGCCAATCTCCAAAAGGAATTGACCCAATCGAACAAGGCTAAACAACTTTTAGAAAACGATTTATTAAAAAACGCATTTATTAAACTTAAAACTTTATATACAGAAAGTTTATTTAATACTGGTGCTAATGAAAGTGAAACTAGAGAAAAACTCTGGTTAGCTTACCAAGTAGTAGGTAAAGTAGAGCAACATTTTATTGAAATTATTGAAACAGGCAAACTTGCTTCAAAACAATTAGAAGATTTAAGAAATAATATTAAAAATCAAAAATTCTAGTCACAATGATTAGGATAAGCCAACCTCACTAGAGGAGCTTAACCCATAAGGAAAATATATGTCAAACAATGCCAATCCATTATTGGAAGCACAAACTGATGTTGATAAAGCTGCTAATGCAGTATTCGGTTTATTAAATCCAAAAGAAGAAACTGGAGAAAAAGCCGAAACACAAAAAGAAGAAATTAAACAAAATTCTCCTGAGCCATCAAATGAGGAATCTTCTAACGAAGAACAACCACAGGAACAGGAAATAAGCGAAGATGCAGAAGTATCTGAGCAAGAAATATCTCAAGACGAACAACAAACTGAGATTCAAGAGGAACAAGAAGATTCCACCTACAAGGTAAAAGTTGCTGGTCAAGAATTAGACGTTACCCTTGATGAATTAAAGAATGGTTATAGTAGGGATAGCGATTATAGACTCAAAACAGAAAAACTTTCCCATGAAAGAAAGAATTTCCAAACTGAGTCTGAAAAGCAAAGACAAGACTTGTCTAAAAAGTTTGATGAAGTAAATCAAGCTCTGTCTTTTGCCCAACAACAATTAAATCAAGAGATTAGTTCTGCTGATTTAACAAAGTTGTACGAAGAAGATCCAACAGAAGCTGCAAGAATAGAACATCGTTTAAGAAAAAAACAAGAAGTCCTTAACGATAGTATTCAAAAAACAGAAGCTGCTAGGAAACAAGAAAAACAAAAGCATATTATGGAACAACATTTTTTGTTGAAAAGTAAAATGCCTGAGTTATCTGATCCAAGTAAGTTAGCTTCTTTAAGCAGAGATTTAAACACTAATTTAAAATCTTATGGTTTTACAGACCATGAAATAAATGATGTTAGTGATCATAGAATAATTTTGTTGGTAAGAGATGCTATGAGGTATCGTAATATGCAAAATTCAAAACCGAATATTGCAAGAAAAATTACTAAACCAAATAGACCTTTTTCTTCTGGGGTTAAAAAAGATAGTAGCGATGCAACTTTGAAAGCTAGAAAAGAGAAGTTTAGTCGTCTAAGAAAATCTGGAAGCACTAAAGATGCTACTAGCATTTTCCTAGATATGATTAACAATAAATAACCTCAAAGGAAAATAATAATGGCACAAATAACAAACACATATAGCCAATATGATGCAAAAGGTGAAAGAGAAGATTTATCGGATATTATTTATTCAATAAGTCCTACAGACACACCATTTATGTCAAACATTGGTAAAAATAAAGCAACAGCAGTTTACCATGAATGGCAAACAGATGCTTTAGCAGCAGCAGCTTCTAACAATCACCAAATTGAGGGTGATGAAGTAGCTTTCAATGCTATGGTTGCAACTACTAGAGTTGGAAACAGAACACAAATTTCAAGAAAATCTGTGATCGTTTCTGGTACTTTAGAGTCAGTATCTAAAGCTGGTAGAAATAATGAAATGGCTTACCAAATTTCTAAAGCTTCTAAAGAGCTTAAAAGAGATATGGAAACTACTCTATTATTAAACCAAGCTCCAGTAACTGGTAATGATACAACTGCAAGAAAACTTGCTGGTATAGAAACTTGGATTGAAGCAAACACTAACCATGCGTCAGCTGGTTCTCCAACTCCAGCAGATCCAACTGGTGATGGAACTGATGTAAGGGTTGTTGGAACTCAAAGAGCTTTCACAGAAGCACAACTAAAAGATGTTGTTGCTAAATGTTGGGAGTCTGGTGGAGATCCATCAATGATTATGCTTGGTTCATTCAACAAACAAAAACTATCTGGCTTTACTGGAGGATCAACTAGATTTGATCCAGCAGAAAATAAAAGATTAGTTGCATCTGTTGATATTTATGAATCAGATTTTGGAGCATTAACTGCTGTACCAAATAGATTTATGCAAGCAAGATCAGCTTATGTTTTACAACCTGATATGTGGGCAGTTTCTTACTTAAGAGATTTCCAACTACAGGACTTAGCTCAAAGTGGCGATGCAGAGAAGAAATTCTTACTTGCTGAGTACACTCTTGAGTCAAGAAATCAAGCTGCTTCTGGTGGTATATTCGATTTAACTACTTCATAGTAGTTATCACTTTTGTGAGGGGGTATTTTTACTCCCTCATAATATTCATTAATAATTTTGTTTGGTCTTTGAAGATTTTTTAAAGTCGGAACGAAGCAATCAAAAATAGGAAAATACAATGAGAACATTAAACGATTACTTTTTAACAGTAAAATTAGCCGACATATCATCTGCATCATCTGCATTTGTTGCAATACCTGATGCTGGTGAAGTTGTTAAAATTTTAGCAGTTCAAGAGGGTGCTGTTTCTGGTGGTGATGCTGTACTAACTTTTTTTACAAAAGATGGTGGATCAACAGTTATGACAGGATCAGGAATTACAGTTCCTTATGCTGGAGATGCTGTTGGTGATGTTAGAACATCAATTCCAAGTGCAGTTAATACTGTTATTGAGGGTGACTTTTTAAAAGTTACTACTAATGGTGGTTCTACTGGAACTTGTCCATTAACAGTTACTTTTGTTATCAGAAGATAATTACAAATTTTGTGGGGGACTCTGTCTAGCGATACTTCTCCCACAAATACCAATTAATAAAAGGAAA